CAGGCTGGCGGTCATTCGGCGAATGTTCGCGATATCCACTGTGTGTCTCCGATGTTAGCTGGCGAGTAAGTGTGTGTCTCCGATGTTAGCTGGCGAGTAAGTGTGTGTCTCCGATGTTAGCTGGCGAGTAAGACCGTCTTACTGGCCGGTGGCGATCTGCGGTGGCTGTCTGACCAACGATCAAGTATCATAGCACTAAATTGACAGTTTGTCAAGCGATGTGCATGCGGAAACTGAGATTGTTCTAGGCCAGTTTCGAAAATGGGTTGAGTTATCCGGGCCATACAGAAGGTTGTCAATATCAGCCCCTTACCCTCATTCAGAGTTGTTTGACAATTGAATGTGGTCATTGTGTGGCGGACGGCTGGTTTAACCAGGGAGTTCTAAGGGCGTTTTGATTATGGATTAAGTTTTCCTGGTGTGAGCGGGGACGAAAAATAAAAAAAGATGATAAACGAATTTAACCAACTACGAGAAAGGATTTAGTTTTCCGGGTGTTTGCGAGAGTTGGTGTCTAAGTGGTGTTAAAGAGAGCTACGGTTTGATTGTTATGTGACGGCGTCTTAGGGCCTAAATCCGCGGTGGTGTCCGAGGATGTCTAAATTGGCTGCTCTGTGGGGATCGAGCGAACACTGGAGAGGGCGAGGCGATTTTTTTTTCTCAATGATTTCAACGAAACGGGTGTTTTGACAGCTATGTTATTAGATTAGATCACGTTTTCCGGGCTTTTGACACAGGGTTTTGGAATTATGCGAGGGTTTGTGCGGGTTTGCGGGTGGTCCATTGAAATCATTGAGAAAAAAAAATCGCCAAACCGATTCGCTACACAACCTATGAAAACGACATATACCATCATTGAACTTCTGGACACCACATTGGTTTTTCTACTCCCACAGGTGGCTATTTTGACGCACGAACACAAAAAACAATTCAAAGCTTCGATTCTGATCAATTATTAGCGTCAATCTGGCTAAAAACGCCCGGAGATGCCCGGAAAAGTAAATCTATTCTAATAACATTAACCATGTTAAAAACGCGTCGTTATTGAAAAAACGCCCGGAGATGCCCGGAAAAGTAAATCTATTCTAATAATCTGACAATATTTTCGCGTGCGTTTAGGCGACCTGCACATAAATGCGCAATCAAACATCACATGCTGCTCAAAACATTACCGCACATCGCGCATACACATACACATAAACGCGCAATCACACATCACATGCTGCTCAAAACATTACCGCACATCGCGCATACACATACACATAAACATTTACACATACACATACACATACACATAAACATTTACTACAATGCCGCGGGCCTCGACCCGCTTGGGATCGAGGCAAAGAACGAGGCAAAGAACGAGGCAAAGAAAAACCCCGCAGACCTTGCGATCTGCGGGGCTGTGTTAGGTGTTGAGTAAGACGGTCTTACTCAGCGTCGGTCTTGTTCTCCGAAACGGCCGCCTCCGCCTTGCGCAAGGCGCGCACGGCCGAACTGAAGTCGCGGAGGATGGCGCTGTATTCGCCCATGAGTTTCTCATTTTTCTTCTGGTATTTGCCGGCGATACCGGACAGAAGCAGCGCGAATGTGCGCACATCGTCAAACGTGCGCGCCGTCGGGATGGACGCCGCTTCCATCGGGAACGAGTCCTTAGGCGCGACGGTAGGCGTGGCAGGCGTAGCGGGCTTGCGCTCGGCGCGCGGCGCGCCCGTCTTGGCGTTCGGCTTGCCGGCGAGTTGCGCCGCATGTGACCACGCGCTAATCCCGCGACGAACAAGCGCTTGTTCCTCCGCCGTGCGAGCCTTTTCCGCCTTATCCAGGACAGCGATTGCATCCTCGCGCCTGACATTCGCCGCGCCGCAATAGTGACCGACGCGGAATGACCGCGACGTGCGCTCGCACAATTCCTTGTCGCTCCAATCCAATTGACGGATTAGCGCGACGGTCGCGACCGACGTGCGAGCTTCGGTGCGCGCGGCGTTATAGACCGAGACTTGAAACGCGGCGTCAGTCTTGGTGTTGAGAGTTGAGTTGAACATTTGCGTTAACCTTTCGTGTTGTCGCTGTATTGCGACTTGAATAGTATAGGCTATTGTCAATCGTTCGTCAAGTAAGACCGTCTTACTGGGGCTAAGAAGTCTCAATTCTACATGACCCCTCCGAGGGGGTTTGTTTGCGCGGGCGGGTGTTTCACCGTCGCCCACATAGAATTTCCCAAAATTTTAGACTTTGATCTTGACAAAACTTTAAGCACATGTTCTTGTAGCCGCACCTCCAGCGATAAGAACTCGGACAATTTCCGCGTGCTGAGTACCTCCCTCCTGCACGCGCCGGTGATCTGAGTAGATTCCGATCCTATGCACTGGTCCCCTCGTCTGACATGGTCGCATCAGCAGATTTTCGGTGCTCCCATGATCCTCATCGTTCTCGCAGCCGCCCTCACCTTCGTCATCGCCATGTACGACGAGATCACACTAGGCGGACCCACAGATCGAGACGAGCAATGACTTACGATCTGATCGTCGTCTGTAGCTTTGGCACAGTTCTCCTGCTCGCTGTCTTCGGAGTGATTTGATGCACGCCAACCTTCCATGGCCAACCGGGCCACCAGAAAGCTTCTTTCCTCGTGGGCTTGACACCAGCGGCCTGAGCCTGCAGTCTCGGCACTCCAACCTGGAGTGGTCCGATGAAAAAGCTGTTGCTCGCCGCCAGCCTGCTGTTCGCCGTGGGCGCAAACCCAGCGCTCGCGCTCACCGTGGATACCCCTCTTCCAGCATGTCAGACGATCGACACCGTCAAGCAGATCAACGCCGACGTCCCCGACATGGTCTATGTGGCGCTGCCACAGGTGATGTTCGATGAATTGAAGGCGGCCTGGGACAAGGCCGGCCAGGACTGGCCAGACGGGATCGTGACGATCCGGGTGGGCCTCACTGAGCACTACGCCGACCAGGTGTTCCTGTTCGCCTTCGACAAGGGCGGATGTCTCAAATTTCTCGTCCATCTCGACAGAACCAGGTTCTCCGACATCATCGGCAAGGGAGCCTGACGGTGTCCCGGCGCTGGGCGCTGCTCCTGTTCCTCCTGGTCTGGGGGCTCTTCGCCGCGGTCTGCTTCTGGACCGGCGTCAGCACCGCCAAGGCCGCTGAGGTCTACGGCGGCGACTCGATTGCGTGCGGGGCGGCGCAGGCGGCGAGCATGCCGGTGCGGTGCAGGGTGGGCGCGGGCTCGTGCGAGATCGCCCAGAAGGTCCCCAAGGGGCTCTGGGGCTGGGTGGTCCTCTCCGCCGGAGTTAACGACCAGGGCCGCTGCGTGCGGCAAGTGCGGGCCAGCGTCGGGCCGGCGGCGAGGGTCATCTGGATCGTCTCCCCTCCCAGGTACACCCACGCGAGGGCAGCGCAGCTGGCGACAGGGCAGACGTACGGCGATCGGTTCGTGACCTACGTGCCGGGCAGGGACGGCCTGCACCCGAGGTCGTACCCTGAGCTGGTGAGGGCGGTCCACGCCACCGAAGCCTTGCCGGGGAACTGACGCAGGCGTATAAGGGCTGCGCATTCGCAGTGCGTCTATCTTTGGAGAAATCTCATGGACATTCTTTCGCTTGCCGCTGGCGTCGCCACCGGTCTCGTTCTCGCCGCGCTCGGCTTCACCTACAAGACCATCGCTGCGTGGGTGGAGGCCAGGCTGAAGGTTGCGGAGGCTGAGCTGCAGTCGCTCGAAGCCCAGGCCGTCGCGCACCGCGCGCTCGCCTCGGCGGTCGCCGCTGGCAAGATCACGGCCAGCGTCCCAACGCCCGCGACTCCGGCCGCCCCTGCGCCCGCGGCTCCCGTCGCCCCCGCCGCCCCCGCCGCCCCCGCCGCCCCGGCCGCGTGATCGTCATGCCAGCTCTGCAGCCATTTCTCGATCGGCACTTGATCGAAGACTGGCGCTTCAAGCTGACCCGACTCTGGACCATGAGGGTCGCCCTGTTCTGGGCGGCCTTTTCTGCGTTGGTGGGCGTGTACCCGTGGCTTGGCGGCATCGTGCCGCAGACGCCGTGGGCGCTGCTCATCTTCGCGCTGATCAACATCATTCTGTGCGTCATCCTGGTTGTGGCGCGCATGACCCGGCAACCAGGGGTAGATGTGGAGTAAGATCATGACATCGTCAGTCAAAGTTCAATCGCACAATTTCCCTGTCCTGGTGCAGACCCTGCGTGTGACGCCTGCGACGGACGGGGCCGCGGAGCTTGAAGAGGTGTCGAGCGAGCAGATTCTGTGGCCGGAGGACGGCGAGATGCGGACCTTCGTCACGACGACACAGGGGCTGCGCATCCTGGACCTCGAACACGATGACCCGCGGGTGAACGTTAAGCCGGAGTGAGTCGTGAACAGGATCGCAAAGGGCGGCGCGGTTGCAGTCATGGCGGCCACCGTCATCGGGGGCTTCGAGGGGCTGCGCCAGACGGCCTACCCGGACCCGGCGACGCGCGGTCCGCCGTGGACGATCTGCTACGGGCACACCGGCAGCGTGAAGCCCCACCAGCGCGACAGCATCGCGCAGTGCAAGGCGCTGCTGCAGGCCGACCTGGCCAAGACCTACGCGAGTGGGGTCGAGGCGTGCCTGCTACCTAAGGTTGTAGCGGCGATGCCAGATACACGCTACGTGGCGGTTCTGTCGCTGGCCTACAACATCGGCGTCGGGGGCTTCTGCGAATCAAGCATTGCGGCCGATCTCAACGCCGGCGAAGTGCAGGCTGCGTGCGACGCCTTCATGCGCTACAACCGCGCGGCAGGGATCGTCTTCCCTGGGCTGACCAGCCGGCGCGCCCAAGAACGGCATCTTTGTCTGGAGAACTGATATGAACGGGTATGCGCGGAAGCAGCTCAAGGCGCGAGCCAAACGCGATCAGCAGAGAATGGTCGCGGCATGGGCCGACGCCGAGGTATCGGCGGTCGACCAGAAGGTGTTCGATCAGGTGTTCGACATCTGCAAGGATGTGCGGATGCCACTTGCCGATACAGGGAGATGACCATGTTCGTTTTTCTCACGACCCTCTGGGGTTACGTCATGCCCATCCTCGCGCTCGTGCTCATCGGCGTGGCGGTGTGGGTCTATCTCAACGTCCCGGTGTTCGGGCATCAGATCGCGGTGGTCATGGTGGTCATCGCGGCCGGCGTGTTCGCCTTCGACGAAGGCTACCGGGTGCGGGGCGGGCTCGACCAGTCGGCGACGCTGAAGGCCGACATTGCCCGGCAGAAGGCGGACATCGCCGAGTTGCAACGCCAAGCCGACGAGGCTAAGAATGTGGCCGCTGATGCTGCGGCGGCCGAGAAGGTGGCTGAAGATCAGGCCACTGCGAATCAGCAGAAGGTGGACTCCTATGTTGCTCAACTCGCGAACTCTCCTGGCTGCGATCTGTCTGTTGACGACGTTAAGCGCCTGTCAGGTATCAAGTGATCCGAGTGTTCGGCCGTATCTGCCGAACCCGCCCTCGACGTTCGGCGTGCCGGTCCCGGCTCCGGTCCCGACCAAGGGCGGGGACGCCCGCGTGCTCGCGGCGAAGGCCCTGGCGGTGATCGCGGCGGATGCCCGGCGGCTCCTGAATGACAAATCGTTCCAGGAAGACGTTTGGGCGCGGTTCTCGAACCCAGGCGTGAAAAAGTGATCCGATGACCGACACGGCGCTCGCAGTCATTCCCCGCGATCCGGCGAAGCTCGGCTACCCGCCGACGCTGCCGCTGGAGATTGCGCTGCACGAGAACCCGGTGCAGTTTATCTGCGAGAGCTGGGGGATCGATAAGACCGAGTGGGACCGGCTTCGCGCGGACCCGGCGTTCATCGCCGACCTGGCGCAGCGGGTGGAGGAAGTCAAGAAGGACGGCGTCTCGTTCAAGATGAAGGCGCAGCTCCAGGCAGAGCAGCTGCTGGAGACCTCGTGGGAGATGATCCACGATATCAGGACGCCCCACGCGGTGAAGGCCGACTTGGTCAAATTTACAATTCGCGCGGCAGGATTGGATGGTAGTCGCGATCAGGCGGCCAATACTGGGCCCCAAAACGCCTTGCAAATCAACATCCAGTTGGGCTGAACATGACCGACGCGATCCGGGGCACGCACTGGAAACATTTAAGGTGACGATATGCTCAGCATTGAGAAGCGCGACGGGATGATCTATCTCTACGTGGGCGATGTGATCGTGTGGGCCGGCTCGATGGAGCAGTGGTCCCAGGTGATCTCGCACCCGACCACGCGGGACACGCCGAAAGCCGCCTAAGGAGACCACCATGGCTGCCATGACCACGAACGCCTCGATCGCCCCTGCAGTCCCAGGAGCCAAGCCGAAGGGCAAGAAGGGCAAACTGCCGGTGCCCGCCGGGCCGAAGGGTCCGATTGACCCTAAAACTCTCGGCTCGATGGCGAAGAGCTTGCAGTTCAAATGAGCGTCATTTCTCTGGTGCCGGAGCCGGATACCGAAGTTCGGGACAGTGTAGTCCAGTTGCTGGAGTCGCTGCTGGAGGACGCGCGGGCTGGCAAGCTCGACACCTTCGCGGGTGTAATCCACCAGACTCCTGGCGGTTGGGCGGAGGTCGCCAGCACGACCGAGGTCTTTCTGGAGGCGATCGGCAGGATTGAGATTCTCAAGCAGACCTGGATCGCGAATTACCTGAGCGGTCCCGATGTCTGAGGTCATCAACTACAGGCCACCGCCGGTCCTCAAGGCGTTCATCACCGATCATCGACCATCAGAACTTTTCTACGACTGGGTGGTCGGCCCCTACGGCTCCGGCAAGACCACCGCGAGCTTCTTCAAGCTCGTCTACATGGCGAAGAAGCAAAAGCCTTGGGCGGATGGCATCCGGCGCTCGCGTGCGGTCATCGTTCGCAACACCGCCCCGCAGCTGAAGGACACCACCATCGCCTCCTGGGACCTGTGGTTCAAGGATGGCCAGGCCGGCAAGTGGAAGGCCACCGAGCGCAACTTCGTGCTGCGCTTCGACGATGTCGAGTGCGAGGTGCTGTTCCGCCCGCTTGACACCCCGGACGACATCGCGCGCGTGCTCTCCCTTGAAGTGACCTTCGCGATCCTCGACGAGTTCGTGCAAATTCCGAAGGAGATTGTCGACGCGCTCTCCGCTCGTCTCGGCCGCTTCCCATCGAAGAAGGACGGCGGGGCGACGAACTGGGGCATGTGGGGTGCGTCTAATCCTGACACGGAGGACTGCTGGTGGTACGATTTCCTGCACAGCAATTCTGTGGATCGGTATGGCGAGGACGTGGAGGTGGCAAAGGCGCGGCGGGCCCTTCTCAGGCTACCCGAGCCGAACGTCCGCTATTTTGTCCAGCCTTCCGGCTTCGCCGACGACGCCGAGAACCTAGAGAACCTGCCACCGTTCGAGGCCGGGAACCACAGCTACTACACGAACCAGGCGAAGGGGAAGAGTGAAGCCTGGATCGAGCAGTATATCAACGCCAACTGGGGCTTCTCGATCGCGGGCAAGCCAGTCGTCCCGACCTTCAAGGAGATGCACATCTCCAAGAAGCGGCTGCTCTTCAACCCACTGCTGCCGCTGGTCATCGGGCTGGACCCTGGGATCATTGGCAGTGCGCTGATCTTCGGGCAGGAGGACTCGTTCGGGAGGCTGCTGATCCTTGGCGAGCTGGTGCAGGAGGGCTATGGAGCCATGCGCTTGATCAACGAGCGGCTCCGACCCTACCTCCGTCGGCGTTTCCCGGACGCCAACGTGATCATCGCCCCGGACCCAGCCGCGGCGAACCGCACCCAAACCGACGAAAAGACGGTCGTGGACGTGTTCAAGCGCTATTACATGGTCAAGATCGAGACGAACAACCGCCTCCCGCTTAGGTTGGATGCCATCGAGGCATACACCACTAAGTTGTTGGAGGTTGGGCCAGCCCTCTTGATTGATGCTAACGAATGTCCTACGGTCATCCGAGCACTAAAGGGTGGCTGGCGGTATGCTATGGACCCGAAGAAGGGCATCGCGAAGGGTGTCGAGCCGGAAAAGAACGCGTACAGCCATACGGGCGACGCGACTGGGTATCTGGCTCGCTACTTCCACCGGTCCAACGAGCGTGAGGGGCGTTATGCTGCGGCTGGCCAGAAGCGTTTCGTACCGCCCAGGTCGTTTGGGTCGGCCTACAACCAGCGGTGACGCGTCATGACGCAGACCATTCTTCCCAGTGAAGCCTCCGCGGTCGCCCGTGGGGAGCTTTTGCCGCCCGCCGTCGAGGTCGAGACCCCCAAAGACGCGCCTGTCAAGGTGCTCAACCCCGTCGAGCTGCAGGAAGTGGGCAAAAAGCTCGATGTGCTGTTCCGGCAGTACGTGTCGGACCGGCGCATCGCCGAATTGCGGTGGCTGCGCAACGAACGGCAGTACCTGGGCATCTACGACCCAGAGGTCGAGAAGGAATTGACCTCCAATCGCTCCAAGGCGTACCCACGACTGACGCGGGTGAAGTGCCTGAGCGTTCTGGCGCGTCTGATGAACCTGATGTTCCCAGGCAACGAGCGGAACTGGGAGATCAAGGCGTCGCCGTCACCCGATATGTCGGTC